ATTTCCAGAGCTTCTGGCTGACGACACTTCGCTTCATGCCGGCCAGATGGGGCTTCACACTGCCGGCATCAAGTAGGTTTTGTTAGCGACTCTTAGGGGGAGCAGGTCAGACCGACCGCTGGATTTGGGAGATTCTCAAGAGCACGGACTGCAGCGAGTCTATGCAGCCCGCGCTGTTCTAACCACGCAGCACGGCATCAAGGGTTATTGTTGATGCCTACGATTGTTTTACGATTTTTGACGCTGTAAATGACGATAAACTCGCCAGGCTTGTCATGCCAAGATTTCGCGGCAAATCGCTTGGCGAGTGAAGCGCTGTGATACAGGTCAACGGTTGAACCATAGTCAGTCAGATAAGTCTTGACCTTGCGGCTATCACTGGGGATGTAGGGGGTGGCCAAGGCCCGAGACTCTTCTAGACTCAGGGCACGAGGCCAAACCAGCTGAAAGTCAGACACGTTTTTTGTGTCCATCAATGGCAGTTCGACTCGACCCGCTTTGAAGCAGGAATAAAGCCCCCCCGTTTGCTTGGTGAGAGCACACTGTTTATCCTCTGGCCCATACTTACTGATGAACTCACTGCGGGCCATGCCCAGCCCGCCTGATTCGAATGAAGCAGCTGCCGCTGGCAAGGAAATGACGAGGCCGATGGCCATCAGAATTCGATGTTTGAAACCAATCACAGCACACTCCTGATATTGATGGACAAATGCCAAGAGTATCATTTGCACGCCAAATGCATAAGCACTCAGCCCCGGTAACGCCGGGGCTTTGTGTTTGTACGTACTGAAGCCCTTCGGACTGAATCGTTTCCCTCCGTCTCGCCACAATCGACCGCATCCCGATCAACAAGGATGCCGTCATGGCCAGCCGCCGCATCGAAGACCTCCACCCCGATCTGCAGCCACTCTGCACTGCCTTCATGCGGCAGTGCCAGGACGCGGGCGTCGAACCGCTGATCACCTGCACCTACCGCTCCGGCGAAGAGCAAGACGTGCTCTACGCCCAGGGGCGTACCAAGCCCGGCCCGCGTGTGACCAACGCCCGAGCCGGCCAGTCGGCACATAACGCCACCATCAAGGGCAAGCCTGCAGCCCGCGCCTTCGACGTGGTGCCGATGGTCGGCGGCAAGCCGATGTGGGATGCCAGCCATCCTCACTGGCAGATCATGGGCCAGATCGGTGAAAAGCTGGGCCTCAACTGGTACGGCAACCCGCGCGCCAAGTTCCGTGAGTTCCCGCATTTCGAGTTGGCCAAGGGGTATCAGTGATGCGCCTCGCCGATCTGTTCACCAACCCTGCAAGCGGCCGGCTGAGCCACAGCAAGCTGTGGGCCAACGTCGCCTGCGCCACCGCCACCGGTATGTTCGTCTACCAGGGCGTGGCCGGTGCGCTCACCGCCGAAGTCTGGCTGATCTATCTGGGCGTGGTCGGCGGGTATTCTGCCGCCCGCAGCTGGATTGCAAGCCGCCGCGACAGCAAGGAGGCCAGCAATGTTTAGCCTGTCTCGCACCTTCCTCTACAACGCCTGGCATATCGGCAAGGTGGTATTGCCGCTGGCCGTAGTGGGTTATCTCGGCTACAACCTCGGCCACACCCAGGCTACACGCCACGGCGAGCTGCAGTTGGCCAAGCTGGCCGAGCGCACTGCCATCGACCTGAAGCGAGCTGCCGAGCTGCGCCAGCAAGCTTTGGCCGTGGCCCTGGCAGAGCAGCAGCGCCTGAGCAAGCAAGCCCAGAAGGTTGGCTGGGAGCTGATCCAGACCCGCGCCAAGCTGGAAACCACTCAACGTCAACTCACGCAAAGGATTGCCCATGCGACCCACTCTGATGGTGAGCGCTTTACTGGCCTTGGCCCTGACAGCCTGCGCCTCTACCAAGGACTCCTCGGCTACACCGCCGCTGATCTTGCCGCCGATCTGCCCGCAGCCGACGCCGGAGATGCTGCAACTGCCGCAGAAGCCCCCGCCACCGAAACCGGGTTATCGCCCGGCGATATTCTGAACCACGCGGCCGAGTACGGTCTGTGGTGCCAGCAGCTCGACGCCAAGCTGCGCGCCTATTTGAACCTGCATGCCACCGCTCAAACGGAGGCGCAGCCATGACTAACTTCTTCGACCGTGCCAGCGAGCTGGAACAACGCCAGCGCGACGAGGCGCTAGCCCGGCAGGCCGCCAAACAGCATGCCGGCGGTAGCCTCAGCCACTGCGAGGACTGCGGGGAAGTCATCCCCGACAAACGCCGCCAGGCCGTTCCAGGCTGCCGCCGCTGCATTCACTGCCAACAACGTCACGAACAAGGGAGAGCCTGATGGCTGATCAAAACAACGAACTGACCCGCGCCCTGGGGCGCATCGAGGGCAAGCTGGACATGATCGTGGCCAGCCAGTCCAGCCTGAACGAGCGGATGGACAGCATGGACAGCCGCCTGCGCCATGTCGAGCAACAGGCGGCCCGAGCCGGTGCCATCAGCGGCGGGATTGTCGCCGTGGGCACCGCCATCGCTGTCGAACTGGTCAAGCGGGCACTGTAAGGATGGCGCACTCCCCGGAAACCCGCGACAAGGTACGCCGCCTGTACGTGTTCGACCGCATCGGGCTGGAAATGGCAGCGCTGCAGTGCGGCGTGTCGATGTCCACCGCCAGCCGCTGGAAGCGCGAGGCAATGGACGAAGGCGATGACTGGGACAAACTGCGCGCCGCCACCATTCTGGCCGGCGACGGCATCGAAAGCGTGGCGCGGGCAGCGCTTGCAGGATTTTTGACGCAGTACCAGGCAACGATGGACGCGCTCAACGCGAACCCCGACATCCCGGCCGAGAAGAAGGTGCAGATGCTGGCCAGCCTGGCGGATAGCTTCAACAAGACTGTGGCGGCCAGCCGCCGCGTGCTGCCGGAAACCAGCCAGCTGGCCACCGCGATGGAAGTGGTGCAGAAGATGGCCACCTTCATCCGCGAGAAGTACCCGAAGCACGCCCAGGCGTTCGTCGAGGTGCTTGAGCCGTTCGGTGAAGAGCTGGCGAAGGTTTATGGCTAATAGCCCCTGTCAAACTCCCAGGGCGTGGATGTGAGTTCAACAAAGCTCTCGCTTGGCGGCATTTCGCCCAGAAAAACTGCCTTGCAACGGGAGCAGGAGAAAGATTTATGGCCCTTTTCATAGCCACTGTACTGCAAGATCGCTTTGACTCCCTGCTCGTAGCAATTGGGGCAAAGATCATGGTCGGGTTCGGAGCCCTTCATCGTCGGCTTTACGCGGTACACCAAGGTACCAGGAGCCAGCTGGTGCAGCTGATAACGCTGTTTCTCCTCTTCCCAGTTTTTGAAGTTAGCAACTTCGGCTTCCAGCTCGCGTATACGGCTCGCCAGCGTCGAATAGTCCGCTTGGGCGGTAAACAGTTGTTGCTGAACGCCGCTGATAACTCCGTTCAGTTCAATCACCTTGGCCGATACCGCCGCATCCGTTTTCAGCGCGAGCAGTCCTTGTGTCAGCTCAGCAGCTGTCTTGAGTCCACCAAACGCCCCTGTAATCACATCCATCATGGCAAATAACCTCTGGTAAATGATGTGAGCAAGCTTACCAAAAAATCCTTCCTGCAAGACGTCGCCCTACTGGCTGCTGAGTATCGCCGTCAGATCGACGCCGAGTGCGACGGCTTCAGCCCCGATCCAGCCGCGCGCGACCAGCGACGGCTGCAGGCGATGGGCAGCTTCCGCTTTTTCGCGCAGACCTACTTCCCGCACTACGTCAAACACAGCCCGGCAACCGTCCACGACTACCTGTTCGACCACTTCCAGCAAGTGGTCGACAACGGTGTCGGCGACCACGACGCGGTGGCCGCGCCGCGTGGCCATGCCAAGTCGACCATCGTCACCCAGATTGGCACCCTGTGGTGCATCGTCACCGGCCGCAAGCATTACCCGCTGATCGTGATGGACGCCATCGAGCAGGCGTGGCCGATGCTGGAGGCGATCAAGGCCGAGCTGGAGTTCAACCCGCGCCTGGTGCTGGACTTCCCCGAGGCGACCGGGCGCGGCCGGGTGTGGCAGGTCGGCACCATCGTCACGGCCAACGACGTGAAGGTCGAGGTGTTCGGCTCCGGCAAGAAGATCCGCGGCCGCCGTCACGGCCCGCACCGTCCCGATCTGGTCATCGGCGACGACCTGGAAAACGACGAGAACGTGCGCAGCCCGGAGCAGCGCGACAAGCTGATGAGCTGGATCACCAAGAGCCTGCTGTCGCTCGGCCCCGCCGACGACAGCCTGGACGTATTCATCATCGGCACCATCCTGCACTACGACTCGGTGCTGGCGCGGCTGATCAACAACCCGCTGTGGAAGAGCGCCAAGTTCCGCGCTGTCGAGCGCTGGCCCGAGCGCATGGACCTGTGGGACCGCTGGACCGAGATCCTGCTCGGCCAGGGCGAGGACGAGGCGCAGGCGTTCTACCAGGCGCACCGACCGGACATGGACCGGGGCGTGGCGATCTGCTGGCCGGGCGGCACCAGCTTCTACAAGCTGATGGTGAAGCGCGCCCGCGACGGCAAGGCCGCGTTCGACTCGGAGCAGCAGAACGACCCGCTGTCCGGCGACGACGCCCCGTTCGCCGAGTGCATCACCTTCTGGGTGAACCGGCTCGCCGAGTGGGTGTTCTACGGCGCGTGCGACCCGTCGCTCGGCAAGGCCGGCTCCAGCCGCGACCCGTCGGCCATTCTGGTCGGCGGCTACAACCGCGCCACCGGCATCCTGGACGTGGTCGAGGCCAGCATCCGCAAGCGCCTGCCCGACCGCATCATCGAGGACGTGATCGCCTTCCAGGCCGAGTTCCGCTGCTTGCTGTGGCTGGTCGAGGCGGTGCAGTTCCAGGAGTTCATGCGTACCGAGCTGGTCAAGCGCTCGGCGGCGCGTGGCATACCGGTGCCGGCCAGGGGAGTGACACCACACGGCGACAAACTGCTGCGCATCGAGACGTTGCAGCCGCACATGGCCAACGGCCTGATCCGGTTGCACCCGAGCCAGCACACCCTGATCGAGCAGCTGCGTCATTTCCCCAAGGCCGACCACGACGACGGCCCCGACGCCTTGCAAATGCTGTGGGCCGCGTGCTTGTCGCATGCGGTCAAGCCCGCCTTTACCGCCGCCCCAGCCCATGCCGGCCACTTTGGCGGCGGCGGGGCATGGTAAGACAGACCCGGAGTGACAAACATGCCGCAAATCGTTGACCAGCACGGCCGCCCGTTCAAAGCGGCCAACCTTGCCGAACCCCAGACCGCCAGGCTAGCCGCCTTGCGACAGTCGGTGGCCGAACACCCGAGCCGGGGACTTACCCCGGTGAAGCTGGCGCGCATCCTGGAAGATGCCGAGCGTGGCGACATCACCGCCCAGCACGAGCTGTTCATGGACATGGAAGAGAAAGACACCCACATCTTTGCCGAGATGTCCAAGCGCAAGCGCGCCATTCTCAAGCTCGACTGGGACGTTGCCGCGCCGCGCAACGCCAGCAAGGCCGAGGAGGATGCCGCCGCTTACGCCCGCGAGCTGCTGCAGGACATGCCCGACTTCGAAGACATGCTGCTCGACCTGCTGGACGCCATCGGCCACGGCTTTGCCGCTCTGGAACTGGAATGGCAACTGCTGGGGCGCGAGTGGGTAATCAAGCAGGCCGACCATCGACCGCAGACCTGGTTCCAGCTCGACGAGACGCGCAATGGCCTGCGACTGCGTGACGGCAGCATGGCAGGACAGGTGCTGCAGCCCTTCGGGTGGGCGGTGCATACCCACCGTGCCAAATCAGGCTACCTGACCCGCTCCGGCCTGCACCGCGTGCTGGTCTGGCCCTATCTGTTCAAGAACTACAGCGTGCGCGACCTCGCCGAATTCCTGGAAATCTACGGCTTGCCGCTACGGCTGGGCAAATACCCGGCCGGGGCCACCGAGGAGGAGAAGGCCACGCTGCTGCGCGCCGTCACCGAGATCGGCCATAACGCTGCCGGCATCATTCCGGAAGGCATGCTGGTCGAGTTCGAGGAGGCGGCCAAGGGCAGCCACGAGCCGCACATGGCAATGACCGAGTGGTGCGAACGCAGCGAATCCAAGGCGATCCTGGGCGGTACGCTGACCAGCCAGGCCGACGGCAAGAGCAGCACCAACGCACTCGGCAACGTCCACAACGAGGTGCGTCACGACCTGCTGGCTTCGGATGCGCGCCAACTGGCTGGCACACTGACCCGCGACCTGGTCTATCCGCTGCTGGCGCTCAACGGCCGCGCGCCGGACAGCCTGCGCCGCTGTCCGCGCCTGGTGTTTGACGCTCAGGAAGCCGAAGACATGAAGCTGTACGCCGACGCGCTGCCCAAGTTAGTGGAAGTTGGCGTGCAGGTGCCGGCCAAGTGGGCCAACGAGAAGCTGCGCATCCCGTTACCGCAGAAGGACGAGCCGGTGCTTGGCCGACCTGCAGGGCCGGCCAAGCCGGAAGGCAAGGCCGCGCTGGCAGCGCTGACCGAGCGCGCGCCGACCGACTTTCCCGACCAGGTCGCCGTCGACCGAGCGGCGGACAAGGCCGAGGCGGCGCTGCGAGACGCGGCCGGGCCATTGCTGGAACCGCTGCTGGCGGTGCTGGATGCGTCGGCCAGCTACGAGGAGGCGCTGAACAGCCTGGCCGAAGCCTACCCGGCCATGAAGGTGGAGGCGCTGGCCGACATGCTGGCGCGGGCTGAATTCGTGGGTCATCTATGGGGGCAGATCAGTGTCAACGCCGACCTTGCCTGACCTGTACTACGCCATGACCCTGCCACCGAAGGCAGCCATCGCTTACTTCAAGGCCAAGGGCTACCAGGTGACGGACAGCTGGCGCGAGCTATGGCAGGAAGCCCATGCCCGCGCCTTCACCGTGGCGCGCTGCGCCAAGCTCGACGTGCTGGCCGACATCCGCACCGCGCTCGACACCGCGATGGCGGAAGGCATCACCTACCGCGAGTTCCTCAAGCAGCTGCGGCCACAGTTGGAGGCCAAGGGCTGGTGGGGTCAGGCCATCGACAAGGAAACCGGGGAGATTGTCGAGCACTACGAGGATTCCAGCCGGCCGGTGGAGTACGGCAGTCCACGCCGCTTGAAGACCATCTACCAGACCAACCTGCAGACGGCCTACATGGCCGGTCGCTACCGGACGCTGAAGGATTCGACCGAATCGCACCCGTACTGGCAGTACGTGGCGGTGATGGACAAGCGCACGCGGCCGAGCCATGCCGCGATGAATGGCCGGGTGTTTGGCCACGATGACGGCATCTGGGGGACACACTTCCCGCCCAATGGCTTCAACTGCCGCTGCCGCGTGCGACCGGTGTCCGAAGGCTCGATGAAGCGTGAAGGGTTGTTTCTGTCCGATTCGACCGGACACACCCGCGAGATCGAGGTGCCCATCAGTAAGCGCAAGCCGGCCGCCGGCAGCACCATCGTCACCGCTTACCAGGGGCCAGGCATGGACAAACCTTTCGCACCGGACCCCGGCTGGAACTACAACCCCGGCGAACACGGCGAGCGGCTGGCCGAACTGGAGGCGCAGAAGCTCTCCGCCGCCGACCCGGCCATCCAGGCCGCGCACCGCAAAGAAAGCGGGGGCGGTTGATGCTCAAGATCGAACTCGAATCCACTGCGCTACGGCGGGCGCTAGACAGCCTGGCTTACAGCCTGAAAGACATGGAGCCGGCGATGCGAGGCATCGCCACCGAGCTGCTGTCGCAGACCGAAGCCAACTTCGAAGACGAAGGCCGCCCCGACTGGCCGACGCTGGCCGACGCCACCGTCAAGCAGCGCGAGAAGCGTGGCAACTGGCCGGGCAAGATGCTGCAGGTGTCGGCCGGTGGCCTTGCCGGCTCCGTGGTAACCGAGTACGGCCCGGCGCTGGCGCTGGTCGGCAGCAACAAGAAGTATGCCGCCTTGCAGCAGTTCGGCGGCCAGGCCGGGCGCGGCAGGAAAGTCACGGTGCCGGGCCGTCCCTACCTGCCGTTGATGACCGATGGCACGCTGCAACCGGCCTCAGAGGAACCCATCCTCGATGTGGTGTTGGCGTACTTGAAGAAGTCGGCGCGGTAGCGGCGCGCTGTTGCGCTTGAGCGGCGCGGTAAGGCGAAGCCATGCCGGGATTGTATGAACGGTTTCTAACGCGGCTCTAACGCGCTTCATGGGGCGTTGTTGCGGGCTGGCGGCGGTGCGGTGTGATGCGGCACAATGAATGTCGTTGTCCTCAATAAAAAACCAGCATATGCCCGAAACAATCCGTAACGAAATTCAGATGGCAGACTCGGCCATCGAGATCGTCGAGGTCAAGGACGAAAAGCGTGGCCAAAAGCACTACTTGCTCATAGAGACTAAGCGCACATCCAGCTGCATTTGGGCGGATGGCAAGAAACTCCACGAAGTCGCCGACATCGACATCAGGGCACGCTACCTATTTGGTGACCGCATCAATCACATCGGTCACTTGGTATCACATATGGGCGGTAGGTTGAGCTATGACCAAACCGTCAAGCTGACCAACGGTGAAGTGATGGTCAAGCTCTACGACCTTCATAGTCTGCACATCGGCACCTATCTGTTTCACAAGGTTGTGCATTGGGCTAAAGGCTTCGACCCCGGTTGCCGTGTAGTACCGATCAGCCTGTCAAGGAGCGATGCCAGAGACCCGGAGAACAAGACGCGGCGCAACCGCTTCTATGAAAACTTCGGTTTGCGCTTCGATTACCGTACTGAGGTCGGCATTGAGGATGCGGAAGGGGCTTCTGATCGATCCTTGACCGTTGGAGATCTGATCGCATACCAAAACTGGCCAAACATACGGGCCTGCCATTGGCTGGATGGTTTCAAGGCTATGGCTTACGCCTTTGATAAGCTACGACGTGATCGTAGAGCGAATCTCAGCCAGATACGCTTCATGAAGCGGCAAGCCACAATGAAAGACCGTTGGCTGTTACGGTTATCTTGGCATCTGAACTGGCTGAACTACGGCATCATTGCCGCTGGGGCTTTCTGGCTCGGTAAACAGTTTAGCTAGCCTCGAACCTTACTGAAGCCCTTCCTCCTGATTCCCCCAAGCCTGCCCGCCGAGAATAGCGGGCATGGCTACCAAGACCTCCACTCCCCACATCGCCGCGCTCGTTTTCGAGCTTGATCCGGCCAACCCCAAGGCTGTGCGCCTGTTGCCCGCCGGGCAGTTCCGCGCCCGCGACGGCCGCCCCTGGGACGCACCTTACTGGCTGATCGACGCCGCCATCGCGGCCAACGTGATCCGCCGGGCGGCCAACCGTGCCGACAACTTCGTCATCGACTACGAACATCAGACCCTTCTGGCCGACCAGAACGGCCAGCCTGCACCCGCTGCCGGCTGGTTCAAGACCGTGGAGTGGCGTGAGGACGGGCTGTACGCGGTGGACGTGGAATGGACGCCACGCGCCACCCAGATGCTGGCCGACCGCGAATACCGCTACCCGTCGCCCGTGTTCCGCTACGACCCCGCCACCGGGGAGGTGCTGGAGCTGCTGCATGCCGCGCTCACCAATCACCCGGCGCTGGACGGCCTGACCGACCTGGCCACCCTCGCCGCGCTCAAGTTTTCTTCGCTGGGCGAATCGAAGATTCGCACGCAGTCCGCTCAACCCGACCAACCTCACCAGGAGAACCACATTGTGACTCTCGCCGAACTGCTGCAACTCCTCGGCCTGCCCGCTGACACCGACGAAGCCGGTGCCAAGGCCGCGCTGGCCGCGCTCAAGACCCGTGCCGACAAGACCACCGAGCTGGAGGGTCAGGTCACCGCCCTCAAGGCATCCACCGAGACCCCCGACCCGGCGAAGTTCGTGCCGCTGACGGCCATGAAGGCGCTGCAAGACCAGCTGGTTGCGCTGAGTAGCCAGGTAACGGGCCGCGAGGTAGACGAACTGGTGGCTTCCGCCATCCAGGACGCCAAGCTGCTGCCCGCTCAGGAAGCCTGGGCCAAGGAGCTGGGCAAGAAGGACATCGCCGCGCTGAAACAGTATCTGACTGTGGCGCAGCCGATTGCGGCGCTGACCGGCACCCAGACCGGCGGCAAGAAGCCGGCCGGCGCCGATGACAAGCAACAGCTGTCCGCCGAAGAGCTGGCGGTGTGCAAGGCGCTGGGTCAAGACCCGGCCGTATTCGCCAAGAACAAGGAGTAAGCAACGATGATCGTCACCCCTGCAGTGCTGACCACCCTCAAGACCGGCTTCAAGGGCGAGTACCAAAACGGTCTGACCCTGGCCGAATCGGTCTACGACAAGGTCGCCACCCGTGTGCCATCCGCCACGGCGTCCAATACCTACGGCTGGCTGGGCCAGTTCCCGCAGTTCCGCGAGTGGATCGGCGAGCGCGTGATCCGCGACATGGCGGCCAAGGGCTACCAGATCACCAACAAGTTGTTCGAATCGACGGTGGGCGTGAAGCGCACCGACATCGAGGACGATAACCTGGGCATCTACGCGCCGCTGTTCCAGGAAATGGGCCGCGCCGCTGCCGTCTACCCGGACGAACTGGTCTTTGCCCTGCTGAAAGAGGGCACCGCCAGCGCCTGCTACGACGGCCAGTATTTCTTCGATACCGATCACCCGGTGTTCCCGAATGTGGACGGTACCGGCGTTGCTACCACGGTGGCCAACTACGACAACGGCGGGGCCGCGCCCGGCGCGGCCTGGTATCTGCTCGACACCTCGCGCGCCATCAAGCCGCTGATCTTCCAGGAGCGCACCAAGCCTGAGCTGCAGGCGTTGACCGCTACGGATGACGAAGCCGTGTTCATGAAGGACGAATACCGCTACGGCGTGCGTGCCCGTTCCAACGTCGGCTTCGGCTTCTGGCAGATGGCCTATTGCAGCAAGAAGCCGCTGGATTCGAACAGCTTCAACGCGGCGGTGGAGGCCATGATGAGCTTCAAGGCCGATGGTGGCCGCCCGCTGGGCATCAAGCCGACCCTGCTGGTGGTGCCGCCGACCCTGCGCGCAGCCGCGCTGGAAGTGGTGAAGGCCGAGCGCCTGGCCAATGGCGCGACCAACACCAACCGCGACGTGGTGGACGTGCTGGTCACCCCGTGGGTGATGTAAGGGGGCGGCCATGAAACTCAACGTGCGCGCATTACCCGAGGCCGGCTTCTTCCGCTGTGGCCGCTTCTTCCCACATCAGGGCGTGAGCCTGCCGGCAGAGGAACTCACCGAGCAGGAGGTCGCCAGCCTGATGGCCGAGGCCAACCTCGTGGTGCAATTCGAGGCGGATGAAAACGACCCGGTGCTTGGCGAAGCCGAGACGACTACTGCGAGCGACGCCGCAAGCGGCGAGGCCGGGCAGGAAACGGTAACGGAAACACCGGCAGCGGATGAGGCTGCCGCCCAGGCCAAGGCCGCCGTTAAAAAGCCGGCAGTCAAGAAGGAAGGCTAACGGTGAGCTACGCCACCCTGACCGACCTGATCGCCGCCTACGGGGAGGATGAGCTGATCCAGCTCACCGACCCGGACGGCGAAGCGATCAAGCCGGCGTCGATAGAGCGCGCGCTGGCGGATGCCCAGGCCGAGATAGACGGCTACCTGGCTGTGCGTTTCACGCTGCCGCTGGCTACCAATCCGGCCGTGCTGGTGAGCCGCTGCTGCGACATCGCGCTGTACCGGCTGATGACGCTGGCGCGGCAGAACGACGTGGAGGATGCCCGTCAGCGTTACGAGGACGCGGTGCGCTTCCTGCGCGACGTGGCCGCAGGCCGGGCCACGCTGGGCAATGTCGAGCCGGTCGCCAAAGGTGCGGGGGCTGCGCAGATGGTAAGCGCCGGCCGGGTGTTCGGCCGGGGGAACTGGTAATGGACGTGATCGCCGCCATCGAGGCCGCCTACGTCGAGCGCCTGGCCTCCCCGCTGAAGCCGCTGACGGTCGAGCCGTTCCCCGGCGACCCCGGCAGCTACAAGCTCGGCAACCGCAAGGGGGCCGTGCTGGTGGTGTATCGCGGCTCGCGCCTGGGCAAAAGCCAAAGCACCGCCGCCATCGCCCAGGAGCGCACGCTGCTGTTCGACCTGGTGGTGATGGTCAAAGACCTGCGCTCGCACACCGGAGCCTACCCGGTCATCCAGGCCATCTACCGGCAGCTGCAGGGCTTCAAGCCGGCCGGGGCCGCGCGGGCCTGGATCGAACGCGACGGTTTCGTCGAACACGATGCGGGGGTCTGGACGTACACCGTGACGGTCGCCACCCGCGTGCTGGCCGTTGCTCACCAGGAGTCTGCCCCCGCGCCGCTCCTGACCACTATCAACCTGGAGGAAAACCCATGAGTAAGTACCGCTATAGCGGCCCGCCGTCGGGGGTCACCCTTGCGGACGGCAGCGAGGTGATGCTGTTCCCCGGCAGCGATGTCGAACTGCCGGAAGCGCACGAATACACCACCACCCTGGTGGCGCTGGGGCACCTGACCCCGATTCCCGAAACCAAGGCGAAAAAAGGAGACAGCAATGGCGGCTAACTTCCTGCATGGCGTCGAAACCATCGAGGTCGAGAATGGCAACCGGCCGGTACGGGTGGTCAAGTCGGCCACCGTCCTGCTGGTCGGCACCGCCCCCAAGGGTGCGGTGGGCGAGATGACGCTCTGCCTGTCCGACCGCGACGCGGCCGCGTTTGGCAGCGCCTTCGCCGGCTTCACCATCCCGCAGGCATTGGACGCGATCTACGACCAGGGCGCTGGCACGGTGATCGTGGTCAACGTGCTCGACCCGGCGGTTCACAAAACGGCTGTCGTTGGCGAGGTGGTAGTGCTGACTGGCGATCTGGGCAAGACCAGCAAGCCCGCCTGGGTGGGGGCCGCAACAGTCAAAAACAGCGCGGGGACCGTGACCTATGTGCTGAATACCGACTACACCACCGACCCGCAGAGCGGCCAGATCAAACGCAAAACCGGTGGAGCCATTGCAGCAGGTGCCACCCTCAAGGTCGATTACACCTATGCCGATCCGAGCAAAGTGACGGTGGCCGACATCGTTGGCGGTGTTGATGCGGCCGGCCGCCGCACCGGCCTGAAGGCGGCCAAGGATGCCTTCAGCACCTTCGGCTTCCTGGCCAAGCTTATCATCGCACCGGGGTACTGCACCCAGGCGTCCGTTTCCAGCGAGATGATCGCGGTGGCCGAGCAGACCGGTGCCTTCGCGCTGATCGACGCGCCGATTGGCACCACCTTCCAACAGGCCATCCAGGGGCGCGGCCCGGTCGGCACCATCAACTTCAACACCGGCAGCGAGCGCGCCATCCTGTGCTACCCGCACCTGAAGGTATGGGACAGCGAAGCTAACGCGCCGCGCCTGGAGCCGTTCAGCCAGCGTCTGGCTGGCGTGATCGCCCGCAAAGACCTGGACAAGGGCTACTGGTGGTCGCCATCGAACACCGAGATCAAGGGCGTGATCGGCATCGAGCGTGCGCTGACCGCGCTGATCGACGATCCGAACTCGGAGGTGAACCTGCTCAACGAGGCGGGCATCGTCACCATCTTCAACTCGTTCGGCACCGGCTGGGAAGTGTGGGGCAACCGCTCGGCGGCATGGCCGGTGGTGACGCACATGAAGAACTTCATCCCGGTGCGCCGCACGGCCGACATCATCAACGAGAGCCTGCGCTACTTCAATAAGCAGTATATGGATCGCCCGGTCGACCAGCCGCTGATCGACAGCCTGGTCGGTTCGGTGAACGCCTTCTTCCGCAAGCTGATCGGCGACGGGGCGATCCTGGGCGGCGAGTGCTGGTTCAACTCGGCACGCAACCCCAAGGAAGAGCTGTCGGCCGGGCATGTGCTGCTGCAGTACAAGTTCACCCCGCCACCGCCGATGGAGCGCCTGACGCTCGAGTCGGAGATGACTGACGAGTACCTGCTGGTGCTGAAAGGGAAATAAGCATGAGCGTCGAGATCAAGAACATCGTTAACGCCAACATCTACCTTAACGGCACCAGCCTGCTGGGCCAGGCGGAAGAGATCAAGCTGCCGACCATCAAGGCGTCGATGAAGGAGCACAAGGCGCTGGGCATGGTGGGCAAGCTCAAGCTGCCGTCCGGCATCGAGTCGCTGGAGGGCGAGATCAAGTGGAATTCGTTCTACCTGGACACCTTCCGCACTTGCGCCAACCCGTTCAAGGCCGTGCAGCTCATGTGCCGCTCCAACGTCGAGACCTGGAACGCTCAGGGTATGACCGAGGAGAAGGAGCTGGTCACGATCCTGACCGTGCAGTTCGAAGAGGTCAGCCTGGGCACCTACAAGCCGCAGGAGTCGGCCGAGTACCCCAGCAAGTTCCAGGCGACCTACGTCAAGCAGACGCTGGGCGGCGAGCCGGTGGTCGAGCTGGACGTGATGACCAACACCTTCAAGGTCGGCGACGAAGACGTGCTGGCCAACTATCGCACCAATACCGGTGCCGCTTAGAGCCGCTAACAAAACCTCAATCGAGCAACCGTAAGGTCTTGATCCGGCATGCACCGGCTCGCGGGGAAAGTAGGTTTTGTTAGCGGCTCTTAAGGAGAGATGAGATGAGCGAACAGAAACTGCAGCTGAAGTACCCGTTCAAGACTGGCCTGGGTGTCGAGGTCGCCGAACTGACCCTGCGCCGCCCGAAGGTGCGCGACCTGAAGCTGGCCCAGCGCCACGGCAAGGATTCGGCATCGGTCGAGCTGGCCATGATCGGCATGGTGTGCGAACCGAAGCTGACGCCGGAAGACATGGAGGCGATGGATTTGGCGGATTACCGCGCCATCACCACGTTTCTGGAAGGTAGTAGCGATTGACGACAAAGGGCTGTGGGACGGAGCCGCCATGCTGGCCCGGTGGTTCCGATTCCAGCCCTCGGAGATCGACGCGCTGGAGCTGGAGGAGTTTGTGAGGTGGTGCCGGATGGCCGTCGATCAGATCAAGCGCGAAAACGCGACGTGAGGCGGGATATCCACCCGCCCGCGCGCAGCAAGACGATGGCCAGCACGACCACCGCGCCCAGCCCCAAGCCGATGGGCAAGGCGAACAGCACAAAAGCACCCACGGCGGCCAGGAAAGAGCCGGCCACCAGCCAGGTCAGCACAAAAGCAACAAGCGCTAAGGGGCCAACCATGCCGCCCTGAGCGGTATGGTTTTCTAGCCAGTCGGCCAAGCGTTCCCAACGGTTTAGTACGTTCATGCATAAAGGATAGCAAGATGGCGGGCGATTTGTCGCTTTCGATCAAGATCGGTGCAGTGGTTGGCGGTGCCTTGGCCGGTCTGGGTAGCATCGGCAAGACGCTCGACCAGCTCACGTCACATAGTGACCGGCTGAAAGCCAAGCAGGGCGAGCTGGGCGCGATGATTGAGCGCCACATGGGGACGCTGGCCCCGAAAACGCTGGCAGCGCTGAATCGTGACTATGAGAAGCTCGGCCGTACCATCGACCAGCTCCGGCAGAAACAGGAGCGTCTGGCCGCCGGCATGGCGCGGCAAGAGCAGCTGAAAATGCAGCGTGCCGACCTGCGCGGCGAGGCGCTGGATACGCTGGCCATCGGCGCGACCGTGGCCATGTCGGTACGCCAGGCGGTGGCGTTCGAGGATGCCATGCTCGGCGTGGCCAAGCAGGTTCAGGGGGCGCGTGACGAAACCGGCAAGCTCACCCCGCTGTACTACGAGATGGGCCGGGCTATCCAGGCGATTGGCCGCGACACGCCGTTGGCTACTAACGAGATCGCCAAGCTGGTCGAGGGCGGTGCCCGCATGGGGGTGCAGGGCAAGGAGAACCTGCTGATCTTCGCCAGGCAGACGGCCATGATGGCCAGCGCCTTCGAGATGCCTACCGAGCAGATCGGCGAGAGCATGGGCAAGATCGCCACCCTGTACAAGATCCCCATCCCGGCCATCGGCGAGCTGGCCGACACCATCAACTATCTCGACGACAACACCATCACAAAGGGTGCCGACCTGATCAACGTGATGGAGCGCACGGCGGGCGTGTTTGCCAACGTCAAGATCAGTACCAAGGATGCGGCGGCGCTGGGCAGCACGTTTTTGACGCTTGGTGAGACCCGCGAAACTGCGGCCACCGCGATCAACGCCATCGTTCAGAAATTTGCCGCCGCAGAAAAAGGCACCAAGAAGTTCCAGGCCGCCTTGGGAGAGGTTGGCCTCTCGGCTTCAGATGTCCAGAAAGGCATGGCCACCGATGCCATGGGTACGTTGGGCAAGATATCCGACGCCATCCGCAAGCTGCCCCAGGATAAACGAATTGGCGTAATGGTCGAGCTGGCAGGGATGGAGCATTCCGATACCTTGGCCAAGCTGGTTTCGAACCCGGAAGAACTTGCCAAGCAGCGCAAGCTGGCCAGCAGCACCGACGCGCAAGGCTCGATGGCGCGCGAGTTCGAGGCCCGCAAGCAAACCACCTCGGCGCAGTGGGCGATGATGAAAAACCGCCTCACCGAGCTGACGGTGAACCTGGGCAGCATCCTGCTGCCGACGCTCAACAACATCATGGGCACCATCGGCCCACTGGTCAGCAAGATGGCGGACTGGGCGCAGGCGCACCCGGCAGTCACGCACGCCCTGATCGGCACGGTGGTCGCGCTCGCCTCGTTCAAGGTGGCCAGCCTGGGCGTGCGCTACGGGGCCAACCTGATCTTGTCCGAATACGGCAAGCTCAAGGATGGGCTGGGGCACCTGTCGGCGCAATGGCTGAAGTTCAAGGCCATGAATCAGGCGGGCGACTTCGACAAGATCAAGAGCCGACTTGGCCGGTTCGTGCCGCCAATGCCGCAAGGCGGCTGGCGAGCTATTGGCCCTGGACTTGCCTCCGGCATCCAGGCCGCGCTGCCATGGCTGGGCCGCGCCGCCATGATGCTGCTGCGCCTGTCTCCCATCGGCTTGGCGTTCTCAGCGGTTGGTCTGCTGGTCTACAAGTATTGGCAACCGATCAAGGGCTTCTTCGTCGGCCTGTGGCAGGGGCTTTCCAGTGTGGCAGGCCCAGCGCTCAAGGCGCTATGGGATGGTGCCAAGAGCCTTGGCCTGGCATTCGGGCGGCTGATCATGACGGTTACCCCGCTGGGGGTGATTTTCCGGCTGCTCAAGCCTGCAGTAATGCCCGTGCTGGGGGCCATTGCGGACGGTGCGCGAGCCGTCTGGCGCTGGTTCACCACGCTGTTGAAGCCGGTCGATGATGCGGGCGGCAAGGCCCAGAACATGGGGCTGCGGTTTGGCCAGGCCATCGGCGGCATCATCAAGGCTGTGGTCGGATTGCCTGCCCGGTTCATGCAGCTCGGGGCGGATATCGTCAATGGCCTGGTGAAAGGTATCCAGGACAAGATCGGCAGTGCCGTCCAGGCGATTGGCGAAGTCGGCAACAAGGTGGCGACCAAGTTCCGGTCGGTGCTGGGCATCAAGTCTCCAAGCCGGCTGTTCATGGGCTTCGGCCAGAACATCGGCGAAGGCGCGGCCATCGGGATCGGCAAGAGCACCGGGCTGGCCGGCAAGGCCGCCGGGGCGCTGGCCACGGCCACGGTGGTGGGCTTTGGTGCCCCGGCACTGGCCACGCCCACGCTGCCGGTGCCAGATACGCCCGCCATTCCGGCCATGGCCGCGCCGGAAGTTGCCATGCCGCGTCTGCCGCAGTTGCCGCCACTTGCCGCCCCAGCGGTGCTGGCTCCCCAAGTGCCCACCTTGCCGGCCCTGAAGCTGGCTGCGCCAGAGATGGTGGCCCCCCGCTTGCCGGACATGCCCGCGCTGACCGTACCCGCGATGGTGCCCCCGGCTGTGCCGGCCCTGACGGCGTTGACGTCGCCAGTATCCGTCGCACAGCGCCAGCCTGGCACGCCGGTGCTTGCTATGCCGGCAATGCCCGCCGCCGAGATGCCGAGTATGGCCCTGCCTGCGGCGGGCAAGTCGGGTGGCGCGCCGGTGACGGTGACGTTCGCGCCGGTGATCCACGTGGCCGCAGGGGGCAGCAATGCACCCGTGCGCGAGCAGGTGCAGGCGGGCCTGGCCGAAAGCTACCGCGTGTTTGAAACCAATATGCGCCGCTACCTGGGCAACAAAGGCCGAGGAGAGTTCTGATGCAATTCGCACTACTCGGTGATGTGCAGTTCGAACTCATCACCTATTTCGACGGACTGGAAGGGCGCTTTGCCGCCGACTACGCCGAGCACACCAATACCGAAGGCCGCCTGATCGCCGCCGACGCCGACATGAAGCTCAAGGAGCATGTGCTGCCGCGCAATGCGTTGCCACAGCGCAAGCAAGGGCTGGCAGTCAAAAAGTCCGGCATGCCGGTGCCGGCCAGCGTCGCCCAGGCGGTGAAGTCGACCCAGCAAACTGTGCAGAAGGCACAGGCAGCGCTGGCCCCCACCAAGCAGGCGGTGAGCAACGCGATCAAGGCGGCCAAGCAGGTGACGACGGCTGCCCGAGCGGTGCAGTCGGTCATGGCCGCCGCGCGCACGCTGTCGACCAATCCTGCAGCGGCCGTGGCCCAGCTTGTCCGGGCCAACGGCGATCTGTCACGACTGACCAGTTCCAGCAGTGCCGTTAACGCGGCGTTGGGGCCGGTGCAGTCGGTGCTGGGCGATGCCGCTCCGGTGCTCAAAGCCGCTAGCGTGGTGACGCTGGAAGCACGCGGCTTGCAAGGCGCACTGGTGGGCTTGTCCCCGGCCAATGTCGCCAGCCGCATCAGCGGGATGCAAGGCAGCATGGACAGGCTGGACAGTGAATGGGGCAAGGCCGCCGCGCCACTGGCCAAGCTGGCCGCCCGCGCCGCCGTGCGTGGTGAGCCGCTGGGTACCGGGAGTGCATGATGGAGCTGCTGACGCATATCACCAGCGATGGCGAGCGCTGGGATCAGATCGCCTACCGCTACTACGGCGACCCTTACGCCTATATCCGCATCATAGAAGCCAACCCTGGTGTGCCGATCACCCCGCGCCTGCCAGGTGGGCTGCAACTGTCCATCCCGCTGATTGAAGAGCTGGACACCGCCGATACCGAGGAGCTGCCGCCGTGGAAGCGTTAGAACAAGCTGGCTTCGGGACGGATTTAACGCCGGTAGAGCATCCGGTGTTCCAGATCGAGATGGCTGGCCGTCAGGTGACCGCCGATCTGACGCCGTTCATCCTGCGGGTGTCCTACTCGGATTATGAGGAAGATCAGTCCGACACCATCGATGTGACCGTCGAAGATACTGACGGCCGCTTCCGGGGTGCGTGGTACCCGACGATGGGCGACCGCGTGCGCCTCAAGATGGGTTACGCGGGCCAGCCGCTCCTGGATTGCGGCGAGTTCGAGATCGACGAAATCGAACTGGCCGGGCCGCCCGATACCGTGACCATCCGGGCGCTGGCGGCCGGGGTATCGCGGCCGCAGCGCACGCACCAGGGCCGAGCCTACGACAACACCACGCTTGCCGCCATCGCCCAGCGCGTGGCCAAGCGGCTGAAGCTGTCGGTGGTGGGCAAGATCGAGCCGATCAAGATCACCCGCGTGAGCCAGATCCACGAGAACGACCTGACCTTCATGCGCCGCGTGGCAGCCGACTATGGCTACGCCTTCTCGGTCAAGGGTAGCCAGATGGTGTTCTACAAGCTGGCTGAGCTGCATCAGGCCAAGGCGGTAACCGTGATCCGGCGCACGGACATGACCCGTTACAGCTACCGCGACAAGCTCAAGGGCGTGGTGAAACAGGCGACGGTGACTTACCTCAACCCCAAGACCAAGCGCAAGGTCAGCCACACCGTGCGCGACACCCGGATGACGGCCAGCAGCGACACACTGAAGCTCAATAGCCGCGTGGAGTCCGAGGAGCAGGCGAAGGCCAAGGCAGAGGCCGCCATTGCACGCCAGAACCTGGAAGGCACGGTGGCCACGCTTCAGCTTCCCGGCAACCCGAAGCTGGTGGCCGGCGTGAACTTCACCATGGCCGACATGGGCGCGCTGTCCGGTGACTACCACGTGGTGATGAGCCGCCACGAGATCGAACGCGGCGGCGGCTACTACACCGAGGTGGAAGCGAAGCGCGTCAGACCACCCCAACAGAAGACCAGCAAGAAACAGCCGGCCAAGCAGCCGCTGCAGAAGAAGACCACAACAAGGAACTGAAGATGGCAGAGAACACCGGGGGCGTTTCGTACAAGGAAGGCATCGTGAAGGCCGCCAAGCCAGGCTTCGCGCGGGTGCAATTCCCCGACCTCGACAACATGGTCAGCCCATGGTTGCGGCTGGTCGTCAGGAAATCGCTGAAGGACAAGGAGTGCCTTACTCTCGATCAGGGCGAGCTGGTGGCGTGCATCCTGGATGAGAATTTCGAGAGCGGCTGCGTGCTCGGCGCGGTGTACTCGGATGCCGACGCACCGCCGGTGAATAGCCCGGACAAGGTGCATTTCCGCTTCTTCGACGGCGGCAGCTTCGAGTACGACCGTTCCAGCGGCACGCTTACCATCGTCACCACCGGGCCGGTCAACCTGACTGCCGGCGGCCCGGTCACGGTAACGGCCCCGAGCGTGACCGTGGACGCGCCGGAGTCGACCTTCACCGGCAACGTGACGGTCAAGGGGCTGCTGACTTACCAGGGCGGCATGGTCGGCTCTGGCGGGGCGGGCGGCGCGGCGGCACGCATCGAGGGCGGCATCGAGGCCACCCAGGATGTGGTGGCCGGTGGCATCAGCCTGATGCAGCATGTGCATACCGAGCAAGGCGACGGTGCTGCAACCAGCCCGCCACAATAGCGGTTACATGGGCCGGGGCTACTGAAGCCCTTCCGGCTGTTTCCCGCATCCACCTCGGCCATAGCATGCCCGCTATGGCCGAACTCATTCCCGACTCCCTGTACTGGCAACCCGCACTCGCCGCCGACGGCGTGGTGACGGGCTTGGCTGACATCCACCAGTCCATCCGCGTCATCCTGAAGACGCGCAAGGGCACGGTGCCGCATCGTCCTGAGTTCGGCTCCAACCTGCACCTGTATCTCGACTGGCCGCAGAACCGCGTCAAGCCCTACCTGGTGCGCGAGAGCCGCGCCGCCATCCACCACCCAACCGAGGGCGAACCGCGCGCCGAGGTGGTCGAGGTCGATGTCGTGCATGAGCTTGGGCGCGTCCTGCTCCTGGTGCGCTGGCGGCCGAAAGGCGGCGTTGCGCTCGAAACGACCGAAGTGGCGTTCCCGCGATGATCGACACCCTCCCGAACTTCGTCGACGACGACCCGCAGGCCATCACCGCCGAGCTGATCGCCCACTATGAGGCGATGACCGGCAAGACCCTGTACCCGGCCCACGTCGACCGCATCATGATCGACCTGATCGCCAGCGTGGCGGCGCAGAAGTCGGCCGAGATCAACGATACCGGGCGGCTCAACCTGGTGTCGTTCTCGCGCGGCGCAATCCTGGACTACCTGGGCGAACTGGTGGGCACGCTGCGACTGGACGCCAAGTCGGCCAAGACGACGCTGCGCTTTACCTTCCTGTCGCCGCTGCCCGCGCCGCTGCTGATCCCGGCCGGCACCCAGGCCGAGACCAGCGATGGCCGAGCCGCCTTCGCCACCGAAGTGGACGCCACTGCCGCGCAAGGCGTGAGCTACATCGATGTGACCGCCGTGGCGGTGACGCCTGGCGTGGCCGGTAACGGCTGGTTGCCAGGCCAGATCAACACCTTGATCGACGACCTGGTCGACGTGGACAGTGTGGCCAACATCGCCGTCACGGCGGGCGGGGCCGACGAAGAAAGCGACGACCATTACCGCGAGCGCATCAAGCTCGCCCCGGAACAGTTCTCGGTGGCCGGCCCGGTCGGTGCCTACCGCTACCACGCCATGCGGGCCAGCCAGGACATTACCGACGTGGCAGTCGTGGGGCCGGAACTGGCCCTAGAGAATGGCCAACTGATATCGCGCAACGGCGTGCCGCCCGGCGTGGTGCGGCTCTACCCCTTGACCCGTTACGGGCTACCGTCTGAGGGGCTGCTGGCCGAGGTGGCTGCGCGTTGCAGTCATGACCTGCCCCCAGGATTAGGGCCAAGACCTACTTGGTAAAGTCGGTTAAAAATTTCTGCTCCTGCTCCGCTTGTTCCCTCATGCGGAAGCCTG